CCATAGAATAAACCATAACCCACGCTTAGCGATATATCGGAAATGGATATACAGCCAGCGAGCGTTAATAGGCTCATCTATGGTTCGTAAATTGGCGATTTTCAAACTTAGATACCTATACGCTTCCGTACACGTTCCCGGATTTCTCCCCGGAAACATTGCAAATATACGCAAAAACACTAAATAGCACTATTTTACGGCGAAAAATCGAGCAAGAAGCAAGGCAACCCCTAAGCAGGAGCAGACCAGCACCAGCCCAGCCGTAGGCTTGGGGCTATGGTACTTCGGAATCAGATAATTACGACTATTGTACGATGCAATAGACTATAATACAATTATTTGCGATTTTTCAAAATTTGAGCGTAAGCCCCAGCCCAGCCCCTAACCAGCCACAAGGCAGCCCCACAATTTAGCGCGGAACATTCGGCGCAATTTTCATTTTTACAAAATCAATAAATAACTATATATCAATAAATAACGCGCACACAAGCTTGGGGCTGCCAAAGGGCTGGCCAGCCC